CCAGAGGTCATAGGCGGGATGACGTTAATCCCAGAGGCTAGAATCTCGCCATAGATAATTCTTCGAGGCTCTACCGTTCCAGAATATTCAATGTCTGCTGCTTGCTTGCTGATCTTTGGTTTACTTGCAAGCGCCTCTGTTACTTTATTGACAGCAATCGTTGTTGCAACAGCGATCAGAGCCTTTCCGACTGCCGTTGCTTTTAGCGCGGCGTATGACCATTGAATTGCACCAACGATGCTCGGGATTGCTTGCGGCATCTTAAATGCTCCAGTAACAGATCATAGACGGGCAATCTGTAAAAACGACGCCATCTTTCCCCATCGCTGCGATATAGCGGCCAACGCAAACGCCTAGGGTCTCGCCATTTTCGCTGCTGAAAAGAACAACGTCGCCGCGCATAGGACGACCTTCTATTTTGTGCAATCCGATGAAGGTATCCACCGCCGCAGCAATACCTCCTGATTGAGCAATGTACTCAAGGGCTGATGTCTCGTCCTGATACTTCTCGCGCAAAGTTATTTCGTGATTGTTGTCGCACATAGCATCAACCACGCGAGCAGCAAATAAGCAACAATCGTTGTCACCCCACGCAAACGAGCACTCTTTGTGAGCGTCAATTTGCAAATACAGTTGACTGCTCCAATCGTGACGGCGCATTAGTTTTCTTCCATCTGTTGGTCTTTATTAGTCGGCGATGCTGGCATACCGCCGCCACCATACGAGGAATCACGCGCACCCCATTTGCCGATAAAGCCCGGAATGGCATACATCAAATCGAAGAAACGATCGCCGGAAAAAACAACTCGCTGATCTTCATCTGTGTATCGAGCAACGCGAGGTTCTCGACGTAAGCGATGCTCACAAGTAAGTTCGATCAGTGCTGTTCCCTTGTCAATCTTGAAAGACATTTGATTCATACGACCTTCCCAGATTGTTTCTGGAGTCGCTATGAGTGCACCTGTTGATGGACTGACAAAGCCAAGATAAAGGGTAACGTCTCGATTCTGGTATACCTCCGTCATAGTTGGAACGACGAAAGTAGAATCAACGCCAGAAAGAGTCAGTTTGATTCCGCGAGCGACAATATCAACGTTCTCGTCGATAACATCTAGTCCGGCGAACTGCCCTGCTCCGAGATATGTATTGCCGCCAAACGATAAACTCCCCGAGCCATCGTGTACTCGAACCATTCCAGAGGCAAAGTCTAGATCGGCCATCACAACTGCAATGATCGACGGCTTATCAGCCTCGGTTGCGTTAGTGGCCGAGACTATTCGACTCATGTGATGTCCTCGACGAGCGAGAGTTCAATATCAGAGATAATGCCGGGACGGGTTCCCCACGAAGTCGCTTCTTCTGCCAGCAGGAACCGCCCCATCGGATTGCGGAAAATAACAGGGGCGTTGTTAGCCGGAGAAGTTCGCAGCGTTGGCTCAAATATCAAGTATCCGTTACCTGACGAATCCGAGTTAAGGTCTGCGGTGAGGCGCTTTAGTTCGCCATTAACCTCGAACCAATCCCCTGCGCGAGCAAGGCCATTGGTGGAAGTAGGCAGACCGTCGATGATAAGACTACCGCCTGTCTGCGAACTGCCATTGACCAAGGCACATCGAGCGGCAGAAGCCCACGAAAGAAATTGAAAATCACCTGCCGAACGGCCAGAGATGTAATCGTAAAACGAAACATGGCTTGATGTTCCCGAAGCGGTAAAGGAGTCGCTGTAGTAACCCGAGGCGGTACGAGTTGCGCCATTGACGAGATCGGTAGCGCCTTGCGATGTGCCGACCTCTATCGAGGCACGGACGTTGCCCTTTCCCTCGCCCAGTAACATTCGCACCGCATAAGGAGCCGACGTAACGGTCGTAACGGCAGACTGATAAGCATAACGATCAGCAGTAACGCCAGAGCGAGTGAGGCGAAGCCCAAGATGGCTATCAGCCGAAAGGACGAGTTCAGCATTGGAAGATGACCATCCGGTAGTGTTAACGACTGCGGCGTTATTAGAGAGCAATTCAGGGCATGAGAACGAACCCGCTAGGGTATAGGCGGGGTCGGTCAGGCGCAGCCTGTTAGCCCTTCCACGCAGCGCAGCGATAAGGGACATAAGCCGCCGTCGATCCTGATCAGAAACGGCGCGAAACCGTAGTCGCGCACCCCATCGAGTGCCGGGTCGAGATACCGTTCTGATCGCTCCAGAGAGCGGCGATGCAAAGACAGCCGAGTTATCGAATAGCGACCACTCGATCTCGGAGGCTACAAGGTCGGGAGGTAAAACGTAGTCTGTCATCGTCCTATCCCATAGCGTCGGTCGAGTTCATCGAATATGCGTCGGTTGTTCTCCTGCAAGATTCCCGGAAGGGAGCGTTGCAGGTCAGCCGTCGCGCCGCGAGCGTCGATATTGTAAACGGGAGCGACGGTTACGCCACCGCCCATGCCTAACTTGTTGTTCGGAACGATGCCGCCAGACGTACCCGGAACAAACAGTTCCGGTCCGCGCTCACCGACAATGTACGGCGTATTAGCAGAGACAGGTCCGCCCATTGCTCTAGGCAACAGAGCGTCAGCAAATGCCCCCATGACTCCACCCTTGCCGCGATAGCCACCGAAGATCGAGTTGAGGATTGCAGACGCAGCGACTTCGGCAATCATGCGGCGAATCACGTTCAAGAATCCAGAGAGCATCCCGCGCAAGCCATTCTCGAAAGGATCAAACAAGAAGTCAGCAAATGATGATTGGATGCTTGCAGCGGCTTGCTTTGCAAACTCCTGCATCTGATCGGTTGCTTTTTTGAATTCTGGAACTGCTTCTCTTTTTCCTGTGACGGCTATTTCAGGAAGAATTTTGTCTAATTCTTCTCTCATTCTTGCGGTTTTATCTGCGCTATCCGTCATCAAAGAATCAACCATTGCCTCAAATGCTGCGAACTGACGAAGCGTTTTCTGCATTTCTGTTGCGGTTGCATTGTCATATTGATCTTGCAACTGCTGCATTGCATTAAGGGTTGTTTTTTTAGAATTGATCGTAACTTCTTGAAGAAGTTTTAAGGCTTGCTCTTCTGCAAGTATCGCGTCAATTCTTGCGGCTTCTGCTTTTGCTTCCGCATCAGCAAGGCCTTCGATTAAAGCCAATTGTTGTCGCAACGCATTAATTTCTGCATTTATAATTTGAACATTTTTAATAGCACCAGGTCCAGCCATTGCAAATTGACCGGCCAACATTGTTTTGTTTGCTATCTGTCCCTTAATCAAAGCAGCAGCATCTCGCGCTGTTCCGCCCGAGGCAATCATTCCAAGAGAAATTAATTCTGCTCTAACAAATTTTATAAATGATGATGCTTGTTTTACTGCCGCAGCAAATCCAGTGACAAGCGCATTTGTTAAACCTTCTGCCGCAGCAATAAGCGCAGGGTCTTTAAGAGTTCTATTTAATTCAAGAAGTGCTCTTTGCCCATCTTCTGTCTTTTTTGCAGCATCAGTTATCTTCTTAAATGCGCTAACTATCAAGCCGCCAGTTAAAAAACCAAATGCAAGATTAACTGTGCGAGCAGTTACTTTTGCGGTTCGCTCTATCGTTTTCATCCCACGCACAGCAGAGTTGATAGCCGTTTGTGTTCTATCAACTGCTGTGATGGTTACTTGTGCTTGCGCCATGCTCGCTCCTGATCCTCTGCCTCTAATTTACAAGCGGCAAGGAGGTGGTAGAAGTCGCTCTCTGTCATCTCGAAAATCTGATCAGGTAGGACGGACATCCGGAGCGCGAGAGCATAAATCGCTCGCAGATGCCCGTCCTCGATCAGTTTCCCTCGGCTTGCTCCAATGTCGGAACTGGAGAATTCATGGCCGCTACGATCTCCGTAATCACCTCGGGGTCGTAGTCGTTCATTAATTCCATGCGCTCGGCTTTATGAAATAGCCGCTTGCCGTCCTTGTCTCTCGCTCGCACGATAAGAGTGACGGCCATCGCTTCTAGGTCAAGGATAGTTTCCTCGCCTTTCTGCTTTGCCAGCATGAAGATTTCACGACGCTCGGCGAGCGTCATGTCCGGCCAGAAATACACAGTCGTATTCCAAGCAGGTACAGGTATCGCAACAAGGGTGTCGGGCTTGCGCCGTTCAGCGAATTGCGATTTCGCCTGTTCTTTCCAGTTCATAAGTCCTCGCTATATTAGGCAGTGGCTTCCGTCAAAGCGCCGTTGCCAATGAAGTTGAAAGTCACCTCGGTGATCGCGCCCGTCTGAACGGTGCGAGTGATCTCGGTGATCAGAGCATTTCCGCTGTATCGAACCGCACCAGAGGCAACGCCCTCGGGAGCAAGAACGAGAGAGACGTTTGCGCCCGGATCAAGGGCTTGCTGCCCGCTCGTATCGGTCTCGTCCCAGAACGCCGTCAGCGATCCGTTCCACGAAGTGATCGCAATCGTGTTGTAGGTCTTAGCGGTATCAGCGAGGGTTGTATCCTCGGCATATTCCGCCGTTGAGGTGAACGAAAAACTACGCACCTCGGCGATTACGTTCGCACCGACGCGAACCGAGCCTTCAGTACCGTGATGATTTGCCATTGTTGAGTCTCCTTAAGAAATGATCGTTCCTGCGTCAGTCTCGGCAGTCCGATATGACACTCGGAACTGCATACGTGCCGACCCGATTGGAGCGTCTCCCGTCGAGTCAAGCGTTATCTGCGTGTCGGTTAACACGCAATCCTTTACCACGCCACCAAGAGTGTTATCCGCTCCTATAGCGTTCTCGACCGATTCGCACAACCTGTCGAGTCGGTCATCTAAATAGTCAGCATCTCGCGCTACACATTCCACGATGAGATTCAATTCGCGTTCAAACTTTCGAGGATAGGTCAGCGTCGTTTGCGGGATCGTCTCGGTGTTGGTATAGACCAATGCAATCGAGACAGTTCCGGCAGGGATCGGGTACACGCGAGACTTGGAAATCGTATCGGCAACGGCAGCATTGGTTAGCACCGTCACCACCGTGTCGCGCACTTGCTTGCGAGCGTGAGCCATTAGTTATTCACCTCAAGCAAAATGAATCCGCCCGTTTCGAGCAGAATATTGAAACCGTCCTGCAAGAGCAGATTGTTGACGGTGGCAATCTCTAGGTTCGTGGCGATCTCTAGTTGCAGCACGGTCATACCCGTACCGTCAGAGCGGAAGTTTCGCACCGTATACGCCTCGTTATCAAAGAACAGAACGTCACCGATAACAGGTTTGCAGGGAAGCGTAGAGGTCGGCAGCGTAAAGATCGGAGCCGCACTAGCGAACTCGACCTCGGCAATGTTCACGCCCTGATACGGTTCGTCGAATATGCCTGTGACCTGGAACTGCTTTCCCTTGTTCTTGTATCTGACAGTCCTGCCGAACTGCGTCGATCCGAGAGCGAGAATGTTCTTCAGCGCGTTATCCATTACGGCGCATCCAGAGCAGTTGTCGCCTCAAGCATTAGGACAGTCACGCCTGTGCCGTCTGCCTTGAAGTTGGTAATGACGTAGACCACGCAATCGACGATAGCCTTGTCGCCCACTTGTGGCTGTATCGGCAGAGCAGAGGTGGGCAGGGTAATCATCGGCTGACTGCTAGCAAACTCCGCCTCGGCTATGTCTACACCCTGATAGGCATCGTCGAAAATGCCTTTCAGATTGAACCGAGTTTTGCCGCGAACGTAGACGAACACCTCGGCAGCATCGCTAAAGAGGGTCGCCAAGTCCCAACCAGAACCGACCGTGGTTTGCGAGACCATCGAGAGGCGATCAAATGCCGTCTCAAATGCCATACGTCACCCCCCACATCTCGCTAGTTGAAGTCGCGCCTAGACGCTTGACCTTGCCGCTGAATGTTCTGCAAAAGAGTTCGTGCCATGCGGAATACGGTCTAGCCGATGGGTGCAGGTTTACCCCGTCCCAATAGGTCGGGTAGTCAGCCGCCGCAATGATTAGCGTCCCTTTGCAAACTCGCTCTAGTTCCAAGAGTCCAGGCACAATGTCCGGCTCCAGAACGTGCTCGATAACGTCGATGCAAGTAACCACATCGAACGCCTTATCCTCAAAAGGTAAATCGGTGATAACCGCTTGCTCTACCCCGTACCCGCAGAGTTCCGGTACAGCCTCCGTGCCTGTGACGGGCTTAAAGCCCATATTGGCGGCGGCTTGCATCAACTCACCCCTGCCGCAGGACACATCGAGAAATGACCCAGAAAGCCCTCTCAATGCGTTTAAAACGGGGTCACGCCTATCGTCGCTCATCCCATAGTGGGCATAGCGAGAATAGACCGAGCGGTATTTCTCAATCTCCTTTGCGCGGTCGTCCACGTTTCGGTGTCTCTGGTTGGCTAAAGAAAGCAGGGCGATGGTACTCGGTAGCCATGCCGCGACCGATAAGCCACCGAGCGAATGTCGGGTCTACCTCAACCACGCGACCCGCTTCGAGGGTCTGCCCGTTGTAAAGACGGGAGCGAATCATCTCGACTTTCATAAGCCTTTGAATACCTGTGTTAGACAACCAGAAGCCACTTTGACTCGTTCGGGTTCTTTCATGTAATCCCGAACCTTGACCCACGCTTGGATGTTAGAGATTCCATCCTCCACGCGAAGGTCACCTAATTTGCTATGCCAATATCGGCGGTTACTCATGTAGTTATCGCAGCCGCAAATATAGATATTCTCAAAGCCTAGATACTCTGCGATCCACACTGCTGTGCCGCCAGAGAATCCAAAGTCAGGGCAGATGCCTGACCATATATCGCACTCGTTCTTGTGATGCGAAATAACCGGAGCGTGATCTTTAAGGATCGGCCACAGTTCTTTGTCCTGATAAACGATATACGAGAGAGAGAGCAGGAGGGCGTGCTGATTGACACCAATCAACATACCCTCCTGCCTCGCTAACAAAGGCCGCACCGCCTTGATGTCATCGACCAAAGAAGGACCGCCACCGAGGACAGCACAAGACTGCCCTCGATGACGATCCCGATATGCGGCTAGATCAATCACATCAGGCCGTGACGATCTCGTTGCACTCGGCGAACGACTCGGGGTGACGAACCGCAAAGTCGCAGTCGTGGAAGGCCACGATACGAACCGTGCCAGCGTTCGAGCCCGTGTACGGATCGGCCATCAGGTCGATGCCCGACCACTGACCGATCAGCAACTCGCTCCACACGCCGAAGATCATCGCCGACAGGTTGCTGCCAGTGCCCTTCGACAGGTTCGCCGGCATCTGCTGCGAGACCACCAACGGGTAGCCGTAGAGCAGATTCACATCCGGTCCGAGGATGAAGTTGCCTTCCACGCCCGAAGTCTGCTTCGAGGTGTTGGACAACTTCGCCTTAACCTGACCGTTCGTGAGGAACGCAGCAGCGCCGTTGAGGGCGTTGTCGATGTCCACTTCGCGAACGAGGTTCGTGACCATCGCCCACGTCGGCGCACCGCCGTTCGTGCCGAGCGTCACCGAGCCAATGCCCGAGGTGTTCAGCACGCCGGTCGGCTTGTTGGAGCCCGAGCCAGCGATAGCAGCACCGTCCATAGCAACGGCAATCGAGGCGGCCAAGTCATTGCGAACGAGGTTCTCGATGTCGAGCGAGGACTGGAGCATCAAGCGACGGCTGATGTCGACATACGCGCCAAGGGTTTTCGGGGTCATCGTGACCTGATCGAAAGCCGGAGCGTTGGTCGATTCCGTCGGGGCGACGTTCTCCGCGACCCAGTAGGCCGAAGAAGCAGCCGTCTTGCGCGGGATCGCCACGTTGCCCTGCAAGCCAGTGAGGAACTGCGCGCCGAGGGTGTTAAGCACCATCTTGTTACGCAGCACATCAATGAACGAAGCAGCCAACAGGTCGGTAGCAACGAGGTTGCCGCCCTTCGCAGTTCCCGAAGCGGTCGAGGTCGTGATGTCGCGCTTGTAGAGCACGTCAACCGGAACCATCAAACCACGCGAGGTGCGACCCTCTTTCTTCGCAGCGGCTTCGGAAGCGGCGAATTCGAAAGCAGCCTCATCCTGTGCGCGGCGATCTTGCGGGTTCGCAAGAGCACGCATCGCCTTGACGAACGAGAACGAGCGGATTTCCTTCTCCGTCAAGCCAATCTCGTGATCGACGTTCAACGGCTTGGAGGAAACCTTGTCGAGCAACGCGCCACGGAACTGCTCAATGCTCGCACCGTCACGGATGGCCGACTCGCCAAACTCGCGCTGATTGTGACGCGAGGCCAATTCAAGAATCGACGAAACGCGCTCGCGCTCCGCCTTCACACTTACATCGTCTGACATTTTTGGTGTCTCCTTAACAATAATTTTGGGTTCCGCTACCTCAAGCGCACGACCTACGCCGACGCTTGTATCTGCGGGGATACTAACAATACTAATCTCAAGCGGCATCCAACTAGTGGCGCGGAAAACCTCCCGGTCTCCTTGCTTCCCGTCTGACACCATCTCGTTGATGACATAGCCGACGGATACGTTCGAGCGTATGCCATCTTTTACGTCCTGCCAGATTTCCTCGGCTCGTTTGCTTTTCCCAAAGCGAACGACGGCGCGTGCTACGCGATCCGATCCGAGGCTGATCTGCTCCACTACTCCGACCTGATCGGCCATTTCGTGATCTACCAACAGCGGCGCACGACCGCTGCCAATAAACTCCATGTCGATTGATCCCGGCGAGTGATCGAGAATCTCGACGCCCCAACCGCGATCAACGCTCATCTCACTAGAGAAGGCCAACGTCGCACGACGCTGATCTTCCATAATCGTCTGACGCTCAAAGACTGCCGAACGGAATACACGCTCGGTCGGACCTTTGCGAGCAAGGCTGTAGCCTTCTTCCCACGGCTCTTTGCCGCTCGGGTCTAGAGGGCGTTCGCCCTCTTCAAAAACTTCTTCGCCTTCGTCATCGTTTTCTTCGGCCATGTCTTCGTAGGCGTCGATAACTTCGTCGCTTTCCTCTGACTCGTCCATGTCGAATTCGGACTTGGCAAAAGTCACCGTGACGGTGGCCTCGTCCTCAACGACGGCAACGATGTGTCGTTCTTCTACCTTGTCCATAGTTCGTCCCTCACTTTCACGATCCAATTCTTCGCTTTTTCGATTAGCCCAGGATTTTCCGGCATCACCACCCCAGAGTGCCCACGCGATGCGTCCCGCACTCGGATAGCCTTCTTCGCCGGGCGAGAAACCTTGGGCTTCTTTATCAACTTCATGTCGTGCAAAGTAACTCACCATCCTTCGGACTGTTTCGGGCGAGAGATTCACCCGATTCTTTAGGTCTCGCGCCCGAGCAACACCTACTTCTGTGCCGCCGCGCCCGAATTCCTCTCGCCAAGCAAGTCCCCGCTCGGCTTCCTCTGCCATCGCTTCTGTCGGCTTTAGATCGACTGCCATTATTCGAGCCTCAAGAACGATTCTGCGCTCGTTGTCAATGTCAATGCAACTACACGAACCGTGCCGTCGCTGCCTTTGACTTTGATCGTTAGCGTGCTGTTATCGGTCAATTCAAAAACCATATCGCCATTGTCAGCAGGAGTTGCACTAGCGGCAGGTTGATAACTCACTGCGCCGATGTCGCCTCCGGTAATCGCAACAGCATTGGCGTTTTGCGTAGACATTGTGCCAAGGCCAGAAACCGCCGTATTAGCAATAGCGATATTGGTATTCGATGCGGCAGTCAGTCGCCCTTGCGCGTCCACCGTGAAGGTAGCCACGGCACTTGCTGAGCCATACGAACCTGCAGATACAGCCGTGTTAGCAAGGGCAATGGTTCCGGTTGATGTAATCGTGCCGCCGCTCAAACCCGTTCCGGCTGTGATGCTCGTAACCGTGCCGACGCCACCTGCCGCAATCCACTCCACATCTGTGCCGCCGACATTGACAGCGAGAACCTTTCCGGCGTTACTTGAATACGACGGGAGCAGGTTAGTTCTAGCGCCCGATGCGCTGCTCGCTCCTGTGCCGCCATCAGCCACGGCAAGGTCGGTGATACCTGTAACGCTGCCGCCCGAGATCGAGACATTGTTCGCGTTCTGGGTAGACATCGTGCCAAGGCCGCTCACGGCGGTATTGGCAATAGCGATGTTCGTATTGCTCGCAGCCGTTAAACGTCCTTGCGCGTCTACCGTGAAGGTCGGAACCTGCGAGGCAGAGCCATACGAGGTCGCCGTCACAGCCGTATTAGCGAGCGAGATTGTTCGGTTAGTCGAGAGGTCGCCACCACCAGAGAGACCAGTACCAGCCGAGATGGTCAGGCCAGTACCTACCGCGCCGAGATTCGTTCTAGCAGTAGCGGCATCGCTCGCGCCTGTGCCGCCGTCAGCCACAGCAAGATCAGTAATCCCAGAGACAGAGCCTCCGGTGATGCTGACCGAGTTTGCGTTCTGCGTGGACATCGTACCGAGTCCCGAGACTGCGGTATTAGCGATGCTAATGGCCGTATTGCTTGCGGCAGTTAGGCGACCTTGTGCGTCAACGGTATAAGTCGGAACCGCGCTTGCAGAGCCATATGACCCTGCGCTGACGGCAGTATTCGCAAGGCTGATCGTTCCTGTCGAGGTGATCGGTCCACCAGTTAAGCCAGTTCCGGTCGCTATGCTTGTGACCGTTCCGACCTGCGGAGCAGAAATCGTGATAGACCCTGCGCCGTTAGAAATTGAGATTCCGGCTCCGGCTGTGATGTTGGCGTTTTTCCAGAGATCAGTCGCAGCGTCATAAATGATCAACTGACCGTTTGCCGGAGAGTTGATCTGCACATCGTGAATTTCTTCTAGTTCGTATCCGTTCTGAATACGCACATAGATTTGACCGTTGCCGTTGTTGGCTCGCTCGACGACGCCAACATAAACCATGTGATTAGGGGCTTTGGGCTTTGTTGACGTAAGCGTTCCAGCAGTTGCGCCGAGATACAGAATATCGCCTTCGTTATAAGCGCCAGTGTTGAGCCCATCGAGTACGCCCTGACAGATGATGAAACCCGCCTGATTAGGGGCAATAGTTTCAGCAGCAAGCCCAAAGGTTGTCGCAGATGTTGGGTCTCCGATATTCGCGGCTAACTTAACGCTCGCACGATTTCCGGTTGCCTGATAAAGATAGACAGGCTGACCTTTGTTGATAGTTACAGAGTCTGCGCTTCTGACGTATGCGTGAATGGTCTGCCCAAGAACAGAGATTGCATTTCCGCCAGTCAAGCCGAGTTGCAAACTTCCATCTGTCGAATCCCATGTGACTCTGCCGACAGCATTGGCAGATGATGCTGTGGTGTCAAAATCAATATAGTCAGGCGTAGCGATTCCGCCTGTAATACCTGACAACGAGGTGATGTCGTTGTTCGCGCCTTTCTTTGCACCGTCAGGCCATCCACCGCGAACGATGATTTCGTTGTTGGTTTCTTCAACAACGATTGTTTGCAGAGTTTCGTCAACGACTAGACGCTCGCTCATCGCGTGACCTCCGCATCGACCGTGAAGCAACCTTGAATGAGACGCGTCACCGTACCTGCACCAGAGACGATCTCTAGGTCATAGACGTATTCACCCGCAACCACCGCCGCTGTATCCGTAGCAGATACGAGCAGCGTGATCGTTCCGGCAGTACCGCCGAGGGTAATGCGGCTGTTTTCGGTAGTCAGCGAGAGAGCAGCCGTCGAGGAATCCGCTTCGTCACGCACTTGCATACGAGCCGTATAGCCCGTCAGGTTTACCGGATTTGCAGCGTCATCCTGCCAAGTGAAAATACGGCTGAAGGTCGCGCCCTGATCGCAAACGATGTCGTATTTAGCCGCCATTGCTGATCTCCGGTGCGATTGGGGAAGTGCCACCCGGCAGGGTCACGCCAAACTGCGCGATGATTTCTTCTTCGGCTTGTCGCTCGCGCATCACGTCCTCAATGTCGAGGCCTCGTTCAGCGAGGGCTTGCGTGCGAGTCATCAATCCGTTGTTGATAGCGACAATCTGCGCCTCGGCTTCGTTACGGGGATCAACCCACTGCCATCCTCGTGGAACCCACTGGGTAGCGGAAAACTTAAAGTATTTGTTCGCCGGAAGGTTGACCACGCCCGAATCAAGAGTTTGGCGCAGCCATCGCAGATAGACGGGCTGGCAGAAATGCTCGACCACCCACCCCTGCACCAAACGCCAGTGGTCGCGTTCTTCAAGCAAGCCCTGACGAATGGATGAATACGAGACAGCCTCTAGATCGTTCGCTAATGACGTATAAGACACGCCAAGGCCGGAGGCTATACCACGCAGCATCGCCTTCTCAAAGTCCCTAAAAGCCGTCGAGGGATGCTGTGGATCGTATGCTTTGAAATCTACTCCGGCAGGGAGTTGGGCAAACTGTCCCGGCTGCACGTCCATGCTCAAAGAGCCATCGGGATTGTTGCCGTCGCCCTGATACTCGTCGCCTGACTCGGAGACGAAAAAACCCATCTTCGAGGCAGAGACGCGAGCCGCTACGAGTTCGGCTTCTTCATAGCCGCCGAGCATTTTTAGGCGAGTCATAGCCGTAGCCGTCCACGGCGTTCCGCGAGTCTGCCCGATGCGATCCACTCGGAAGGCATGAATCATGCGGTCGGCAGTGATCCGAACCGTTTTCATGTCTGATGCGCCGACTTGGTAATCGTTCGGGTCTTTTACGCGCACATGGTAGGCAATAGCACGACCCGTTGAATCTACCTCGATGCCCATACGGATTTGATTGCCGTTGGCGAGCATCTCGTTCTTGTCTTGGTCGATATAGTCAGGGTCGATGAACTGGAGCCGAAAGCGGAAAGGGTTAGCGTTATCCTCAACAAAGAGAACAAAGGCTTCACCGTCTCGCGCAACGCTCTCGATGAACACTCGTTGAGCATCTACCCATGACAGTTTGCCGTCTACCGTGCAAACTCCAGGCTGTCCCCAAGCGGCAAATGCAGCCTCTAACTGTTGATTAGCAACCTGATCAAGAGCGCCGTTCGGTTCTCGCGCACGAACTTGCAGCGTGATTCCTTTCGGTCCAACAACGTTCGTCGATACGAGGTTCAAATACCGACGGGTATAATCGTTGTTCTGGCACAGATCACGCGAACGCGCTCGCATCGCTTTAAGCGCATAGCGAATATCGCTATCAGCGGATTTTGTCTGCGTCAGCCAGTCGGAAAAAAGCCGACCCGTATTCGCTGCCTCAAATGATCGCTTGCGAGAGGGCTTCGGCTGCTGTCGTTTGAAAATGTCAAATAGACTCATGCCGTGAACCTCACTCGAATGGTCGCATTAGTGCCGAGACCCTTTGCGATAGCCTCTGCTCTGCGTTCGCGCACGACCTCGCCCTTCAGCCGCTCACGCTCTACAAACAGATCGTTACGGTTCCAACGGGAAAGTGAACGACCTGCGATGGAGTATGACGCAGCAGCGATGTTGGTCGGGTCTTTTAGATACGCCTCGATATTATCAAGGGCGATCTGCGCGAACGATCTCGGGTCAGCCGATGACGTTGATCGGTTTGGCTCTACGTCGAAAACGCCTTGATCTACCTCGACGCGAGCCGAGTCTGACGTTCTCGTAATGTAGGCCACCCAGTGATACCGTCCGGCTTCGTAGTCGGCTGTGATGTTAGACGCCACAGAGACTGTGTATCCCGTCGATGTACCCGTCGCAGAGATAGCAATCTTCTCTCCGGTGATTTCCCGTCGAGCGATATACGAAAGGCTATAAGCGTCAGAGGGGTAGTCTGTAATGAGATCGGTGCGCGTCCATGCCCACAGATCACCCGCTTGCAACGAGTCAGGCTCGCGCTTCGGATAGTTAGCAGAGTCGAAAAGGTTAGCCATAGACTACCCCTGTTATTTTACTGTACTGGTTCTTTCGGTAACTGCATCTCGGCTTGCTCTTTGATTTTCTGAAAGAGCGGATACACGCCCTGTGCCGTCGGGCAGTTACCGAGGACAGCGAGAATCGCGTTGATCTCGTCGAGCGTCAGATCGAGTTTGATATTCACGCAGCCACCCACGGAAGTTGCGGCGAAACAATCGGCGGGTTCTTGGCGTTCTCAATCTGCTGCGCCACCGCCGCCTCTGTCGCGTCCTTGTCCACGCCATTCGCCCAGACCCAACCAAGGACTTGATCCTGCGTCAGGTCGGCATACGGCGTGAAAGCCTCGCCCTGCACCACGGCAAACGAGCAGGTGCTATAGACGCTGCCGCTGTAGTCGCCGTCTACGCCGTTGCAAGACCAATGCACGGTGACGACAAAATCCGCGCCTTCGGCAGTCTGCGGAACACAGTCAAGTTGGCCCACGAGCCATGTAATTTCAGTAGCCATTATTTGCTCTCCAGTTGTGCGACACGCGCACGCAACGATTGAATTTCTTTCACCAACATCGGGACAAGTTTGCTGTAGTCCACCGACCACATCTTCTCGTCATCTTCAGGTTTGCTAACGGCTTGCGGCGCAACTTCGTGCAACTCCTGCGCGATAAAACCATAGTCAACGTGGTTGCCCGTTTCTTTCCAATCAAACTGGCGAACTTGCAGCGCGTCCACTTTATTGCCAGCGTCAGCAGCGTCAGCAATGTTGTCTTTAAGGCGAGCATCTGAAGTGACGTTATAGGAGACTTGTCCTGCGCCACGGTTATACGAAATTGTGCCTCTTAAAACACCGCCATCTGTATAAAACTCTTCAAATAAATTGTCGCCAGAAGTTGCTGTGTTGTATGTGACATTTACTGGGTTAGCCGAGGTTGAGCAATTTGCCCACACCGCACCACCAGAACCGCCATCAATGGTGATGCGTTTGCTTTGATACGTCGTCGTCCCAACCAGCAAATCCCCCCCTGCCGTCAGCGTCATCGCGGGCGAAATGCCAAACGTCATGTACCCGTCATTGCGGATATATAACAAATCACTTGGCGTGGAGTTTCTTACCACCATAGCCACGGAGCCGCTGGTGGCTCCAGAGCCTTTCACATACAGCCTAGCGCCTGCGCTGTTCGCTGTATCGCCAACCAGCAAATCTCCCCCGCTCGTGATGCGTGCGCGTTCGGTGCTTGACGTAGAAAAGCAGATTGGGTATGCGCCGCTGTGAAACAGGTTTAGTGAATATGC